AAATGTCACCAACAAATTGATTGCTATCAATGACTTGTGCGGTGTTGTTGGTTGTATCACAAACTACTTTAAAGTCAGTAATACCTCTACGACCTTGTACGTCACGAAGGAAAGGAGTTACTAACGCAACAAACTGTGCTCTGGTGAACTCATCATTGAATTCGAACAGAGAGTATTGTGCGGCATTAGAAATTGCCTTTTCAAGAACAATAAACAGTCTACGAATATTGATATGATCAAATGCAGAAGGTTTGTTCTGTAGGGTCTTGTCACCGAACAATACAACTCCTTGACCAGGGAAAGAAACGACAGGATTTACACCAGCTGCATAGATGCTGTCTCTATATGTTTTCTTTGGATTCCATGCAAGTTTAATTGCATTCTTGATTTGACCACGATTAAATCCTGCTGGAGAATACCATGGATCTCTAACATTATCTGTGTTTACACATAGACCAGCAACGTCTCCGTTCAATGGTATCCAACGATATGCATTGTTGTACACATCATATTGGTACTTCCAACCTGAGTCTGCAACAACATATGAAGATGTTCTGGCCAGATTGGTCAACCAAGTTTGAATTGCACTAGATTCATTGCCGTTGTTATTTATTACAGCACTTGATGGAGGAGAAATAAATGCAACACAATCCTTTCTTGCATTGGCAACATTATCAATGACATATTGCTGAACAGTAGTATTTGCTGATCCGGTCAATACAAGAGAAATGTCAAAGGTTTCTTTGTTTGAGAACGTGGAGTATGCAATGTTTGTGTTTGCATCTGAAGGATTATCATCTGCACCAGAAGCAAGCGTTGAAACTTGAGCTGAAGCTAATGTAGCAAATGTAGTGTCACCAGTTTTGCCCCAAGTGCTTGCAGTATTGGAATAATCAACCGCGTCCATTGCATAGATGTACTTGGATCTATTGAAAATTACTTGTTTATAGTAATTTGTGTCACCATTAATTGTTGCATCAGATGCCTTAGAGACAAAAGGATAAGTTTCAAGTACGGTGCCCTTTGTTCCAGAGAAACGGCCATTGGCATCAACTACAACAATGTGCAATTCGTCATTGGTTCCACCCATAGAGGTTGCATAATCTGAAGTACCAGGAGCACTCGGGAAATAAGAACTGTATGTCCATGAACCAAATAAAGGACCTGAGTCGATTGTGTGTACTGCAAGTGAATTTCCTAGTTCACCAGGATATCTTGCCATAAATGCACCAAATGAATTGGTGTTATTTGCACTTAAATATGAGTACTGGAAAACTTCACTATTGTCTACTTTAACTGCTGCAGACGAATTTGCGGCCGCATTTTTTGCATTTGCACCAATTGCACGTATAACACTCAGGTTATTTCCGTATGCAAGGAAGTTTGCCGCAGTAAAGAATGAAATTGCAGAGTTGGAATCTGGAGTTCCGAACGTTTTTGATAGTGGAATTTCACTATCAACCAGAACGACTTGGTTAGCTGGACCCCATTTGAAGGTACCTGCAAAAGCACCAGCTGTAGTTAATACTGAAGGTACGACAGTCGTCAGGTCGATTTCAGATACATTTACGCCGGGAGAAAGTTGAAATCCCATTTTAATCTCCTAAATTATTAAGTTCTTCTGGTAATTAGAATACCATAACGATATTTATGATAAGACAGATTTACATCCTGAGTAGTTTGCCATTCATTATCTGATGGTACGGCGAATCATGTGCCACACTTTCCCAGAAATCACCATCTATAAATTCAAACTGCTCGTTTAAACCGTCATCAATTATTGGTGCCGGCAAAAGTTCTTCATCGTGTTGATTCAATTGTTCTAATTGTAATTGTTTTCTTAGGTCATGACTAACTATTTCCCTAAAATATTTCTGTGTGGACGCCCATGCAAAAATAACAAGTGTCATAGCCAAGTCATCATTTGCTCCTTCTTCGGCCGCAAATGAATTTTTATTCGCCACAAATGTAGTCAATTCAGAGTAAGTATCGAAATCATTAATTGTTAGTTTATCACCTTCAATTAGAGTTTTCAGATTTGAACAACCTATCCTCTTTGCTTGTGGTGACATTTTCAATCCCATCTGAATTCCTCTAGCGAATCCAGCGGATAATTGTTGTGGTTTCTTATTGCCGGTAAACACCTTCATTAGATTCTCATACTCTAATTCATGGTGCAATACATCAGCGATTTGTGGATTATTATTTATTTCCACTAGAACATACGCATCGTTATATAGTCTGGCTGCATTGTAGATCATGGTGGGGAATAACATGATCGGAACAAGAGGGTCTTTATAGGTTGCTACTTGTTTATATGGTGTTGATGATATGTCAAAGATACTGAATGCACATGAGTCCAGATTTCTTCCCTCAGATGGGTCCACCGTAATGCAATATAGATGGTCTTTTTTGACATCATCATCATTGGCCTTGACTGGATACTCATAGATTTTTAGGTGATCATGTTCTCCTACAGGATCATGATAGTGCATCATTTGTAGTTTCTGACCAGAAATGAGTGTATTCGAACTACCTAAGAAGTGAGTTTCGAATTCCTGTGCAAACTGTCTTTCTGATGTATTACGAATCGTTTCTTCTTTCCATGCATCGTCTCTTCCTGGAACATGAGACCAATGAATTTCGAAAGGTACATAATTACTTCTTTTCTCTACAGCATCTTGCCATAGTTTGTAGAAAAGGTTCATACCATTTGGTGTTGAAACGATAATGATCTTTGTCTTTTTACCTGATGAAATTACAGGATAAACAGAAGTGAAGAATTCATTTGCAATATTGTTGGGTACGAATGCGAATTCGTCCAAGAATACGAGGTTGAATGAACCACCACGAATAGCAGCTGATGATGTTGATGCTGCGATAATCTTTGATTTGTTTTCAAGTTCCACCATACCTTTGTTCCATGTCACAACACCCTGTTGTAACCAGTCTGGTAGGTTTTCATATGCGAGTTGGTATTTACCTAGAATGTCTCTTGCATTCTGTCCTTTGTTGGCCAGAATAGCAATGTTTTGTTCATTATGGAACAGTGACATCCACAACATGTATGCAACAGTGGTGGTAGTTTTACCCACCTGACGGGGACATTTTGTTATGACAAAACGATTGTCTTTGAATATGCGTAACATATTCTTCTGGAATTCCCACATTCTGAACTTGATTAGTCCTTCATCTACGTTGATGATGGTAATATAGTTCATTGCAAAGTACACAGGATCTTCAGCGCACCTTTTATATTCTTCGACTTGATCTTTGGTGTAATTTGTTATTACACCTGCTTTTTTGAGAAGTGGATTGTCGCGATAACTATCTTTGGGATCTAAATCTGCCATTATGATTCATCTTTTAATAATTTATTCAAGTCTGCAGCGGTTCCAACAAAGATTGCTTTGTCGATCTTATTATTGGTGGCGGACTTTTTCTGACCTGTGAGTTCTTGCATTTGTTTCTGTATTGCAAGAAGTTCTTTGTTGGCATCAACCATATTTTTCAATAGTGTGCCATATACCTCATAGGCTCTGGGGTGTTGACCTTCTTTGGCAATTTGCAATAGTTCTTCCATTGCTTCTTTGCCATTGTCGATCAATTCTTGTAGATTGTCTTTGGATTGTTCATATGCATCAGAAAGATCCTGTTTAAGTTCTATTTCAACAGGAGGTTTGTCTTCTGGAGGAAGAACAGTAACACGTTTGTCTTGATCTATATTTGGATTGCCGTTGAATGGTTCGAGGTCAAAGATTTCTTCCATTGATTTTTCAAATTTTCCCATAGTGATTTACTCATTATTCGAATTCAGTAATTATTGTATTTGCTGTCCAGTTACTTGAAACATTTGCTCCTGGCGGGTCAACTGTAATGTCAATCTGTGCCATTTTTCCTGGTGAAGGAGAACTTGATGTGTAGTAATATGTAGCTCTGGATGTTGCACCAATGATAGGCTCTGAAGGTATAAAATCTCCAGAAACATTGGTGATGTGCAAAATATTATTTAATGTATCATGGTTGATTACATGTCCTGTTGCAGTGGCCATATTCAGTGACACACCCTGATAAACCATTTCTTTGGACTTGTATATTGTAGATACATTATTGGCTAAGGCAAAACTGAACTCATCTTCAGGACCAATTTTATTGTAAATTGATGTAATAGAATGTGTTATCAGACTATTGGTCGCATCTGTTATCTTACCAAAGATAAAACCTTTTACTGTGAAATGAAACGAAAATATAATTCTTCTAGAACTATCTTCCCTGTCACCCTCATAAGTCACATCCCTATCGACTGAGTTTAGTATGATTGGCAATTCTTTGACTATACCTAAAGATGGTACGAGATTTACCTTGATGGTGTAGTCGGGAGTAAAGTATGAAATGATATGTTCTACAACTTGATGTGCATCTTCAAATGTTCTGGAGTATAGGTGTAAGTCTATATCAAAATTATAAGGAACCGGATTATATTGTGAAAATATACCTTCAGCAGTTTTACTGAAATTCTTGATATTGGTTATTTGTTTTCTTGATGAATCATATGACATTCCCATCATTTCATATGATAATGATGGAATGACCACTTGCACCCTGGCATCAAGATTTGGGTCGTCGTTCAGTCGGTGAACATACTGTTCTTTTGGTGCATATATTAAAGACACAATAAATCTTTCGAATTCATTTGTGTCTCCGTCTTTATAACGAACTAATGGAATCTGACTGAAAAGATTTCCGAATGCCAGAATTATTTTTCTAATTACATCGTTGTGTATAATATTTGCCATTAGATCAAACCAAATGGGTTGGATTCAGAATCATCTGTTAATGCGGTTCCTTTGATATTGATGAAGTCATTATCATATGTATCATTTTTAACGACAACATCTAGATCGTTATAATTTGTTAGAATGTATCTAGCATTACTTGTTTGACCAAATACGTTTGCACCTTCTGCAAACTCACCTTTGATATATGTGATTGATAGTTTCTTACTTGGTAGATTCCAATTTTGTACAGACGCATATGCAGTGTTATTCGCAAAGGTTCTATCTGGAGACTGATAAACAATTTCTCTCAGCTGATAGTTTCCTCCGCCCGATCCCATATGAAGATCAATTGTATATGCAACATCTTGTACAATGGAATCTATTTCTTCCACACCAGTATCGATAATTTCTTGAGAGAATCTGAATTGTTCTAGTTTTAATTCATAGAAATATGGCACTCTTCTACCCAACATGAAGAAGTCTTTAGTGTGGTCTGTGAAAGTGATTTCAAAAAGGTTGCCAACACCATTGATGACAGGAACGTATACCAAATCTCCTTCTCTGGGTCTAATGATGGTTGATGGTATTCTTTGAGAGAAACTTCTTTTTGAGACGATAACAGAGGCTTCGTTTCTAATTTCAAGTCCGAACTTGGAGAAGTAATCTCTATCACCTTCATAGTTCATCACGGTAGACAGATACATTTCAATAGGATAAGCCGACTTAAATCTCTTTAATGGATCTTCACCGAAAAGAATATCTCTATCTTCGGGATTGAAAATTGGCACATAATAAGCTTGGAAACCCATGATCTTGATTGATTCAACAATCAAATCTTCTATGAGTCTTTGCTCATTCTTATCATTATAATTATTGAAATAGTGATTTGTTAAACCTGTGGCCATATTAGTTCATAAAGAATTCTAATGGTGCTCCGAATTCGGACTCCATGTTGTCTCGCAATCTCTGTATTTCATCGGCAGCTTCTTGAGAAATCTCATCAGCATTCAATGTAACACCACCGGGTAGTTGTAGGCCTTTGAATTTTTTAAGATTGGCGCCCCAATTTGATTTGATCAGTGCGGTAGCATACTCTTTCAGCCAACGATCATCCCACATATTTGAATATATTTCTGGATTTAAAGTGGCATAACACTCTAGTACGACCGCAGTACCTACTGGTGCTTCTGATGAACCCCAATTCCAGTCAATAAACAATCTTCTCATGTGTCTGTTATAACGAATAGGAACTTCACCAGAGAACAATTGTTCCAACATTCTCAGGTGTTGCATGGTCAGTGTATAATTTATGTATGATGCGGAGGTGAAGTCATAGAGTTCATTCAGACGCAACTGATATCTCAAGTCGAACATGTTGATTGTTGCTTGCGAATCATAAAGTGGAAAGATTCTGGTTACACCGGTTATTTCTAGTGAATTATTTGAACTGTCCACTACTACCGACGGATCGAGATTGATATAACGATTGTTTATATCGGTTTGACCCAACATTTTAATATAATAGAACTTTTGTGTTCCATCCGCATGACGATCAATAAAAAATTGAATAGCGTCATCAATACGATCTTCGACCTGGTCATCATCAACATTAATGTCAATGACAGGAAAACCTAAACGGCGCAGGCAGTAATCTTTAAATTGTGATCTGGATGTTATTGTTGCCATTTTTATAAAATAAGTCGGTGATGTATTATTTATCTAATTCTGGCCAACTGACATTAAACGGATCTTCTTGTTTTGTAATATCTCTTAATGCTTGAATATATTCATCTAATTTCTTAATGTCATCTGTTGGAGTTAATCCAAGTCGTAATTCACTTTCGTGTCTTTGAATTCTCCATTCTACAGAATTGATTAAGTTGTCCCTAATTTGCCTAACTTCTTTAAATTTTATTTCAATAGTTGAATTTTTCTCTTCTTCGGTCATAATTCTAATTACCCAAGAAGATCCGCTCCATTCAACCATTTCAAACTGATTTGGATGTGGTTTCTCTTGATTAATCAAAACGTATCCAGAGTCTGAGATTTCTTCTTCGGTATATGTGGAAGAATCTGTTCTTGTAAAACCGTTTGATAATCTAATTCTTTCTGGAATT